CGGTATCTGTATTTACTCTTGTTCCTGTAACAGGAATATTAGCATCTGATACAATAGATACTGTTCCAGTGGATAAATTAAACCTATTTCCTGTAACTGAGTATTTAAATGCAAAAGTTACATTTCCAACACCAACATTAAATTGATTACCTGATACAGATGTAACAGCTTTTGCAGCGACGGCAACTTCTCCTGTATTTACATTAACTCTATTTCCTGAAACACTAAACTGAATATCCGCAACATTAACTGTACCTGTTGTAAAATTAGATTGATTACCAGTAACTGCGGTGCTTGCTCCAGCAGCAACAGTTACACTTCCAGTGGATAATGCAGTTGCAATTCCTGATACACCAATAACATCGGCAACATTAACATTACCAATACTAAAATTAACTCGATTACCTGTAACACCAAAAATAGCATCCCCTGTAACTCCTACAGTTCCTGTAGAAGCGTTAACTTGATTACCTGTAAGTATGACGAGTGCATTAGGATTAAAACCTGGATCTGCAAAAGGTGCACCGCCAAAGGATGTTCCGCCAAAAAACATTAATAATAACTCCTATATACGAGCCAGAACGGTGGTATGTGGTGGTGTTCTGGCTCGCAGATAGTTATATCAACGTTTAAACCAAGATGGAAGTCCTAAATGAGGTCTTCGGTCAAAGAGATTTTCTTTGGATCCTTTAGTTTTAGTGTTGTTATAGTGAAGAAATACTTGAGCACAGTCTTTACCTTTAAATGGTTCTCTCCAATGCTCTAATATATTTCCTTTATAAACTAACATATCTCCTGGTTTTAGATTAACAGACACACCTTTCATTCCTTCTTTTTCAGAAGGCTCTATAAAGATAGGCCATTTATCTCCACCAAGATTTAGTGTTGTCGATATCTCACAAGAGAATCGATCCTTGTGACGTTTGAGTTCATCACCTGGTTTATAAATTCTTGCATACGTATAATTAGGGGTTAACTTTAATCCTGTTGTTTTTTCCATAACAGGTTGCAGTTTTAATAATAAAGTTTCAAATGCCATATTGGCATATTGAGAATAGGTATTTGGAATCTGTTCATCAGCACTTTCATAATAACCAATCATGGTTTCAAAAGGTGAGATATATCTTTCCTTGATACATGTATCATAAACCTGTTTTTGCATTGAAAAATAATTATATAAAAAGGTAGCTAGATCTTTAGATATCGCTTCTTTAATGACACAAAAGTTATCTTTTTTAAAGCTGTATTTTTTAGACATTCTTAGCCATCTCTTTCAAAACCGCTGATATACAGATGTGAATAAATCTAAATGGTTTTTTACCATGATCGACTGAATATTCATGTTCCATGTATCCTGGAAATATAATCAAGGTTCCAGGTTTTGGTTTGAAATGAACTAATTCGGTTCCATGAAAAATTCCATTACCAGGTTTCATTTTTAATTTAGTAGCACGAGCGCCTGTTCTTGGTTCGTGAAAAACAGGATAAGAAGTTTCGGGTCCACATTTTAAAAAGTAAAATGCATTGACATGAGTGTTCCAATGAATGTGTGCACTGTGATGACCACCACCTTTTTTAGCAAATTCTTGAACCCAACTTTGTTCATAAAAAGTTTGATACTGACTCATATCAAAACCTTGCCAATCTAAAAACTCCCAACACTTTTGACCAACATAATTATGAAAGTCTCTAAATTTAGAATCAACAGTTAAAGGTGTTGAGTGATGACTAATTCCAAAGTCACCATGTTTTTTAATATGATCTTTGTTTCTTTTTCTTGCTTCCTTAATATAAGGTTCACTTGCTTTGTTAAGTGATTTAATGAATTCAGGTTTTTCCTCAATCCATATGGGTGTTTTAAAATATTCTAATATTTGCATACCTACCTAAATGGATACCCAAGGTTCCATATAACCAATGAATATCTAGTTCCTCTTGTTACGGGTTGAACACGATGCCACACAAAAGAAGGAAATACCACAATTGATCCTTTGGGTAATATTTCTTTTGAGGTGATGACGTGTTTGTCTTCATCTCTCATATGCGGATCATAAGATCTTGTATCAAATTGAAGTTCACCACCTGTATATTCAGAACCGTCAGTTAACTGACAAGTTACAGAAAGCTTTCTAATCATTCCATTTTCTGGACCTTCTTTTTCATAAGGTTTATCCCAGCTATCACAATGCCAATCATAATATTGATTGAGTTTATATTTTGTAAATTGACATGATTCAGATCTTACCCAATCAAAATTCCAACCTGCATTTTTATTTGCTTGATGTACATAAGGATGTATTTCTTTATAAATCCAAGTATCATTCAACCAGACTAAATCTGATTTTCTTTTTCTTTGCATATTTAAAACTTGGTCTTCATTTAATTCTTTGTCACCAAATCCACCTGTTCTTGCCATAGTTTCTTTTTGTGATAATGCATATTTAATAATGTCATCACATAATTTTGGTGGTAATGCAGACTTAAAAGCCCAGTAATAATTAGATAAATTCATAAGTAATGGTTTGTATAAAGTTTAATTCGTCACTCGTATTTGGTGAGATGTAATACATTTGTGTAGCTGGAAACATGACAAAGGTATTATTATTGATTGGTATATCCCAAGACCTTCCTGCTCTTCTATTATCATCAAAATGAATTCTTACAAAACAAGAATCTTTTGCTAACTTAACACCATATAAAAATACAAAGTCAGGTGAGTTTCTAAGATCAACTGGATCCACTTGTTTTAATGGAAGTGATGCTTCTTTGGGTTTATAAATATCTCCCCATGTCTTTTTATTTACCAATTGAAAACCATATTCTAAATTAACATGATCTCTCATGTAAGTATTCAACATGTCCCATTTTCTAGAAAATGGAAATTCTTTACCAAATAAATTTGATGTTAAAATATCTTGCGCAAGTTTTTCTCTATCAATATCCCAATCTTTTGGCATATCAATAGTGCCGTGATACAATGCTATTTCTGACAATACTTTCTTTTGCATACCTGTAGGTATGTAATATTATATCAAAGATAAGTCAAGTATTAGGCTAAAGAGTCAGCTAAAACCCAACCTGCAGTATTGTCTGCTTGGTAGGCATCTTCATCCCAAGAGTAGCCCCATTGATGAGTGCCAGCTTCGTTTTGAGAAGTTTGTTCAGTTGTTAATGCTGGTGCATCTCCTAATGGAGATTTCCAAGATGCGCTTGCATTATGTTTGACCCATGATGCATGTGGTTTTTTAGGCCAGAAGATATTGTCATCTTCATTCCAAGTATAACCAATCCCTGCGTAGTTTCCTCTAAATGCTTTTGAGTTATCACCAGAGTTATGTGTATTACCTGATGTGTTGTAAGAAGTTTGAATCCACATTTGTGCAGGCCAGTTGTTGTGCCTTTCCAAATATTGTTGACCTACTGCTTCGTCTTCAACACCATCAGCGTTAAGCATATCAGAATTATTCAAGGTTAATACTTGAATTACTTTTCCGTTTGCTCCTAGTTTTGCGAAATGTGCCATAATGTTTCTCCTTATATGTTATTTGTTAAAGTTTGTAAATACACATTTATTATTGATATTTATATCTAATAATAACAATACCAGATCCTCCTGTTTGACCTGCTCCTGCTCCACCACCTGTATTAGCCGTACCTGCTGCAATAGGTGAATTACCAGAACCTGTTCCTCCACCTCCACCTGGTGTTGCTGGAGCTAAACCCGTGCTATTACCAGCACCTGATCCACCACTCGCTCTTACTGTTGCAGTTCCATTTATAGAAGTTGTTGTTCCTGCTCCTCCAGAACCTCCAGATTCTCCACCTCCTGCTCCTGCTCCTGTTCCAGTAGCGCCACCGCCACCTCCACCACCTAATTGACCTGGCCAACTTCCTTGTCCAGTTCCACCATTACTTCCTTGTGGCGGACTCACTGGTGGTGTATTACCTGTTCCCGCAGTTGTAGCCCCACCACTTTGTCTACCACCACCTCCTCCACCAGAACCACCTGGTTGTCCTGCATAAAAATTTGAACCACTAAATCTTCCGGCTCCACCTCCACCACCACCTGTTGATGTAATAGTTGAAAAAACTGAATTTCCACCTGATGATCCAGCTGGAACACCACCTGTTCCTCCAGCACCAACTGTAATTGGATAACCTTGTGCTGTTAAAGT